GTACAGCTCTGGCTATACCATCTGGTGGTGCTTCAGTTGCAGCAGCTTCAGCAGCAGTATTACAAAACAATATTGCAGCTGGTATAAGTATAGCAGCAGCGGTTGCAGCAACTGCTCAAGGATTGACTGCTTTAGGAAAAGGAGGTAGCCCAAATTCAGGCAGCGCGCCTTCAGGAAGTGGCGGAGGAGGCAGCTCTGTACCTAACTTTAATGTGGTAGGTGACAGCGGAATCAATCAACTTGCAACCTTACAGCAACAACCTACGCAAGCCTTTGTGGTGAGTGGTGAGGTCACAACTGCACAAGCCTTAGATAGAAACAGAATACAAAATGCAACACTTTAAAAATAAATAAGTCATAGAGTCATGAGAATAGTTGAACTGATAATAGACGAGAAAGACGAAAACAGCGGTATCGAGGCTGTGAGTCTTGTCGAAACTCCAGCGATAGAGGAAAACTTTATCGCATTAAATAAGCAAGAGATAATGCTTGCCGAAGTAGATAAGGAAAAGCGGTTGCTTATGGGCGCTGCCTTAATTCCTAACAAACAAATCTACCGAAAAAACGATAAGACTGGAGACGAGTATTACATATACTTTAGCAAAGATACGGTCAGAAAAGCAAGCGAGTTATTCTTTAAGCGTTCAAATCATAAGAATGCAACCTTTGAGCATAAGCAACCTATTAAAGGAACAACTATTGTTGAGTCTTGGATTGTGGAAAGCGAGAAAGACAAGTCAAGGCATTACGGTTTAAATGTACCAGTCGGTAGCTGGATGGTATCAATGAAAATAGATGACGATGACTTATATGCAAAAGCAAAAAGCGGAGAGGTAAAAGGCTTCAGCATTGAAGGATACTTTGCTGACAGATATGACATGGCAGAGGTCAATGGTTCACAAAACGTAAGCATTGAAGAGCTAGAGAAAGAGATGGTTTTGGAAGAACTAAAAGAGCTGCTGAGTAAAACAAAGCTAGAGAGTTATAAAGATTATCCAAATAGCGTCAAGAACAATGCTAAAAGAGGCATAGAGCTTAATAAGGCTGTAGGTAACAAATGTGCTACCCAAGTGGGAAAGGTCAGGGCGCAACAATTAGCAAATGGCGAAGCGGTAAGCGAAGAAACAATAAAAAGAATGTTTAGCTTTCTAAGCAGAGCAGAAACTTATTACGATGCTGGAGACAAAGAAAGTTGTGGTTATATTAGTTACTTACTTTGGGGAGGCAAATCTGCTAAGACTTGGGCAGAGTCCAAGCTCAAACAAATAGAAAGAGAAGATCTTGCAAGCGTAGTAATCAATAAAAAGTATGCTATCATAGATGACAGACTAGCTTATGCGTCTAAGCAGATGGCTATGAGGGCAGCAAAAGATGTGGGGGTTGAGGGAATCCATGAACACGAATACGAAGGCATGACTTGGTATATGGTCGGAGAAACTCATATAATTGATTTAAAAAAATGTCCAGCTGGATACGAAAAGAAAGACGGTAAATGCGTCAAAAAGAAAAGTACATACGCAGAGGTTGGACCAAGAGGAGGAGTAAAGAGAAGCAAGAAAGCTCCTAAGAGCGATACGCCAAACAAAAACCCTAAGGGTAAAGGAACAGCTAAAGGAGATGCTGGAACAAGCAGAGGCGCAAAGGTCAGCAAGGCTGATGAGGCTAGCTTACAAAAAAAAAGCGATGAGTTCAATGAGAAATACAAAAAGAAGCTGGGATACGGTGCTAATATCGGTGCTTTAAAAGCAGTATATCAGCGAGGACTCGGAGCATTTAATACAAGTCACAGTCCAAATGTCAGTAACTCTAAGCAATGGGGTATGGCTAGAGTCAATGCTTTTCTATATTTAATAAAAAACGGAAGACCTCAAAATCCTAAGTACACAACTGATTACGATTTACTCCCAGCTAAACACCCTAAGAGTCCGAAGTCATGAGAAAAAAAGGAACAAAAGAAACCAAAGGAAAGGCAACTGGAAAAGGTGGATCTAGAGGTTGCCTATGCAAGGATAATACTTATTCACCTAAATGCTGTGACGGTACTCTAAGAGCGCAAGGAATAGGAAAAATTTAAACCAATTTGCAACAAGAGCTAAAAATATACGTCATAGGGTTGTATACATAATTAATTTGAAAATGAAAGAAAACAAAATTTTAAACAAGGTGCGCGTTTTGTTAGGCATGGATGTCAAACTAGAGCAACGCAAATTAGATGACAGCACAACAACTGTTGAAGCAGAATCTTTTGAGAAAGGTGAAGAAATAATGATCGTAACAGAAGACGAGCAGAAAATTGCTTTACCAGTCGGAGAGTACAAAATGCAGTCAGGCGAAATGCTAATCGTAAAAGAAGAGGGCATCATTGACGAAATAAAAGCTGAAGAGGCTGTCGAAGAGGAGAAAGAAGAGGAAAAGATTGAAGAGGATGCTAAGGCAGAAGAGAAAGACGAAAAGATGGAGGAGGAAGTAGAAGCATCTACAGATGAAAAGCCAGTCAAAAAGACGGTTGAGTCAATCGTAAAAGAAACTTTCTTTTCGGAGATGGAAGCATTAAAAAAAGAAAATGAAGAGCTTAAATCAAAGCTAGAAGAGTTTTCAAAAGAAGATAAAAATGCAGAAGTAAAAGAAGAGATTGAACTCTCAGCAAAAGAACCAAAGACTGAAGAGGTTGAGGCAGCTGCTAAACCTATCGCTCATAATCCTGAGAACAAAGAAAAAACGAATCACATTCAGTATTCAGGTAATAGAGCAAAAACCACACTAGATAGAGTGATGGACAAATTAAGTAAATAAATTTTAAACAATAAAAAACAAAAACAATGGCAGTATCATTGACATCAACTTACGCTGGTGAATTTGCTGGGAAGTATATCTCAGCAGCATTACTAAGCGGAACAACTTTGGAGAACGGTTTAGTAACTGTTTTACCGAACGTAAAGTACAAGCAAGTACTTCAAACTGGAGATTTAGGCGACATCGTTGCAAATGCAACTTGTAACTATGCTGGCTCTGGAACATTAACATTGGCAGAAAAAATTATCGAGCCAGAAGAATTCCAAGTAAACTATGAGCTTTGTAAAAAAGACCTTACGAATTCTTGGGAAGCTGAGCAAATGGGATTCAGCGCTTTTGATAAATTAGCACCTTCACTATCTGACTTTATTATCGGATACACAGCAGCAAAAGTTGCAGCTAAAATGGAAACAAACATTTGGTCTGGACAAACAGCGAACGCTGGAGAGTTTGACGGATTCTATTACCTAGCAACAGCTGGTGGCTCTGGATGTGTTGCAGTTACTGGTACATCGGTAGACGCCAGCAACGTGATTACGGAGATGGGCAAAACGGTCGATGCGATACCTTCAAGCGTCTACGGTAAAGAAGATCTATTCATTTACGTAGCACCTAACGTTGCAAGAGCATACATCAGAGCGCTTGGCGGATTTGGAGCAAATGGACTTGGAGCTAATGGTGTTAACAACGCTGGAACAACATGGTTTAGCAACGGAGCGCTTTCTTTTGATGGCATCCCAGTAGTAGTTGCTCAAGGATTACCAGCTAGCTCAATGATGGCAGCGCAAAAAAGCAACTTGTTCTTCGGCACTGGATTGCTAAGCGACCACAATGAGGTACGTATCTTAGACATGGCTGAGCTTGACGGATCGCAAAATGTTCGCATCATAATGAGATTTACAGCACAAGTACAAATGGGTATTAACTCAGACGTTGTAATTTACGCATAATATTAACTGAATAAATCAAAGGGGGAGGTAAGATGCCTTTCCCTTTTTTTATTCCCAAAACTTAAAACACATGAGCTGTGATATAACTAACGGAAGAGTTGAGGAGTGCAAGGACAGCGTATCTGGACTTAAAGCAATTTACTTTGCTAACTTCGATGACCTAACTACTGACGCAATTGTTTATGATGCTACAAATACTGATACCATAGATACTTGGGTACCAGCTGCGCAGTTATCAATATTCAAATACGAATTGAAATCCAACGAAAATTCGTTCACTACCGCTGTGCAAACTTCGAGAGATAATGGCACAACATTCTTTGAGCAAACGCTGCAAATTTCTTTAAAGAAACAAGACCAAGCGATGCACAAAAACATAAAATTACTTGCATACGGAAGACCTAGAATAATAATACGCACAATGACTGATCAATTCTTTTTAATGGGATTAGCTCAGGGGTGTGACACAACTGCTGGAGAGATTTCTAGCGGAGCTGCGATGGGTGACTTCAATGGCTACAAGCTCACATTTATAGCGAGCGAGGTGCTACCAGCGAACTTCATTGATGTATCTACGGAGGCAACGTTAAAAACT